AGGGCGAGTGACTCGGGGGGTGGGCCACTCGCCCTGCACAATTTAGTGCTTTGCTTCTGTTAGAAGCTTGGGGCGCTTAGACCTGTGCCTGAAATGATCGAGGCTGCAAGTGGGTAGCGCTCTGCTGTGAATGCGGAATATCCGTAAACGACAGACTTGATTGTGAGGTTGCCAGCGCCAGTCGCATCGAAACGAAGTGCGAATGGTGATCCTGGCTGCTCCCAGAGATGTGCTTCTCCTGCTGTTACGCAGTAGATCTCATCCTGGTTTGTTGTTGTTCCGTATGTTGTTCCGATGTTTGCATCGGTGATGATTGGAAGTCCGAGCATCTGGTATCCGGAGTTTCCGTAGATTGGCGCTCCGCCGACTCCTACTGCGTTCATCGCGCCGTTTGCTGCTGGCACAACGAGTGGGCGGTTTGTGCTGTCCACTGCTGCGAGAAGAAACGCGAGGCGACGTGGGTGAAGTACCCAGTGTGTAGGTGAAACGAATGCGTTTGTCTGGATCTGCTGAATTGCGTCAGCGAGCTTTGGATAAAGCAATCCGACTGTTGGTGCTGTTGATGTGAATGTGACGGCGTTTCCACCTGAAGCACGAAGGCCCTTGATTGTGCCGGCTGTGCCTGCACCGTTGAGGATCTGTGAGTCGAGTGTTGTGTGCCATGATTTGATCAAGTCAGCGATCACGAATGTGTCGATGCCTGTTCCGCGCTCGATTGCCTGGCGAGAGATATCTTGCTGGCCTGCGATTGTACGAACATTTACTGTGAGCAATGTATCGTCGACGTCAGTCTCTGATACTGCATCGTTCTGTGTTACCTGTACGGCTGTTGATGATCCTGTTGTCATGCGGCTGATGTTGAGTGTCATGCCTGATGGTGGAAGTGTCATCTTGTTTGTTGCGAAGTCAGCGAATGGGCGTCCTGCGCGTGCATATGGAGCTGCAAGGTCGACGAGGTACTGTGGAATTACAAGACCTTCGAACTGTGGTGTTCCAACATCGCGGCGTTCGATTGACTCTTCACGCATGTGGCGTGCAAGGCGCTCGTTTGCTGCGTAGTCATTTGAGAATTGCGCATTGAATGCGTCCTTCACGAATGATGCATCTGAGTTTGCTGAGTATGTGCGCTCTTCGCGTGTAACTGTTGCGCCGCCTGTTGTGCGTGGCATTACAACGTCTGAAACTGCAGAGCGGATTTCAGATGCCTTTGCATCTGCATCTGCCTGTGCTTTCATCTTTTCGATCTTTGTATCGAGTGAGCGTGATTCTTCAACGAGTGAATCTACCTTTTCGGTTTCATCTGCTGTTAGGTCAGTGCGGTTCTCTTCTGCTACTGCTTCGAGAACTGCGTCCATCTCTGACTTGACTGCATCACGACGCTCGATCAACTTATCAAGGAAAGACTTTGACATTTGTTGATCTCCTTCTGATTAGGGTTTGGATCAAAGTGGTTTCGTTTCTTCTCGCGGCGCATATTGGGTGCGAGAGGCGCTCCGGCTTTGTATCTGCTGATTGCAGCAGAATTCTACTTTGTATTTTCTACGATTGCTTTTGCGAGTCGTAGTGAAATGGATCGAGGTGATGCTTCTTCAACCATTGGTTCTTCTTCGGTCATCGAATCTTCTACTTCGATTTCTGTTTCCACTTCTGGCTCAAGTCCGAGAACTGTTTCCAGCATCGACTTTCCTTCGCCAAGATATTCGTATGATTCGTCGATCTTGTCGAGAATTGCCTGGATTACGATCAGGCTTTCTCCTGTGATCTCGCGGCCTTCTTTGATTGCCTGTCGAGCTGCTGCGATCTGTTCTCTCGCTTCGACTGTGGTGGTTGGATAGGCCGGGTAAGTAACGACTGAAACGTCGCCATCTGCCAGCGATAATTCTGTAAGGGTGCGCTCTGTTCTTCCTTCGTTCCACTTTTGGCGGATGACTCGGAATGCGAAGCTCATCTGATCAACGTCGCCGCGCTCGACCAGGGTGTAAAGGTCACGAGCTGCCTGGGTGTCTGGTAGATCGGCATCCATGTAAAGTCCGGCTTCGTCTTCTTTAAGGCGAAGGGTTCCGTTCTTCGTGCGTGCCAAAGGTAGGCCTTCATGGTTTATCAAAAGGCGCACATCTGGTGTTTCGGTTAGCGTCTTGCGGAATGCGCCGGGTGCGATCCGTTCAATGAATGGAAGCGGCACGCTGTCGTTATTGAAGACGGCCGCGTATCCAGAGAGGCGCATGGTTCCGTCTTCTGCCTGGCGTGCTTCTACGTTCTTGATCGTGAAGGTGCGGCGTTCGATTTTCTTTGTCATTTTGCTCCTTGAGTCTTCTTCTGCGTCGAGTGCGTCTATCTTCCTTTGCGCCCAGTTTTGTGCTCGGTCGCTGAAGTCTGAATCTCCGCCCCATAAAAGCCAGGCCACTAATCCTGCGCCTGGGTATCCTGGATCGGACTGGTTGCTGTTCTTTGGGGCCTGGCCGTCGACTTTGTGTCTTGCAAACCAGGGGGCCATTTTCCTGATCTTGTTTTCTGTTATGTTGCCGGCTGCCATCTCGCGAGCTGCTCGTTTAGTTCCTTCTGTAAGTCCGTCGCCGCCATATCCATCGCGTAAATATTGAAGGCCACGTTCTGCATTCGCTCTGATAAATTGCGGAACGCTGAGATCTACTTGCCTGTTATTTGTTTCTGGTTGCCATGCGTTGCAGTAATAGGCTCCATCAACATAATCATTCCAGCGCTCGCACCAGGCTTTCGTTCCTTCTATATTTTGTTTTTCTTCATTGTAGAAGAAACAATTTCCACACGCTCTTCCTTCTGGTACATCTTCTGAAAGTGCTGGCCTGTAATTGCTAGGCAGTTCTCGCTTGCTAACTTCGCCGCCTGGTTCCATGTCCTCTGCGATCGAAATCGCCACCATCTGGTCGATTGCGTCTTGCTTATTTTCGTGGCATCCGATTGTGGTGTATGTGCCGTCTGCTTCTTCTTTAACGGCTGCCCATCCTGCGCAGTCGCTTTGGTTCTCGCTTATGAAATATGGCATTTATTCGACCTCGTAAACCGAAGCCGGATCTGCTGGATCAATCGTGCCGACTTGCTGCAGCTGCGTGCTCGGTACTCCTGTGTGTTTCATCGGTGGTAATCCGACGGCTTCTGTTACGGCCTTTGGATCGAAGCCGACTTGGATCAGGCTTGCTGCGATCTCTGCTCGAAGTTTGAGTCCTATATCTGGTGCATCTGCCGCGTCTATATTCTGCAATGGCACTCTGAATTGATCGCCTGGTGTTCCGAGTGGGGCTAAATCTTCAACGGCGCGAACGTCGTTCAATGATAGGAAGCCTTCGCGGAGGCCCTTTGTGTATGCGTCGAAGCGCTCGAGTGTCGTTCCTCGAAGCAATGCGTCAAGATTAAATTTGATGAAGCCGTCCGGCTCTGGAAGCAATTCGGACATTGATTGTTCGATTCGTTCCAATAATGGGCGAAGTGAGTGCTGTACGAATGAAAGGTTCTGCGCTTCAACGCTGGCGAATGACATCGCTCCTGCTACTGGGTGTCCTAATAGGCTGATCGGTACTCTGAATAATCTGGCAATGTCTTCGACGTTGAATCTTCTGGCTTCTAAGAGCTGCGCGTCTGCTGCGTTAAGTGTCAGCGGTCTAAATTGTGCGCCGCCTGAAAGGATTCCGATCTTGCCTGCGCGGTACGGCCCTGTGTGCGTTACGTTCCAGTCGCGGCCGATGTCGCTTGCCTGCTCTTCTGTTAATTCGCCCGGTACTTCAATCACGCCGCCTGGGTTTGCTGCGTTGCCGAAGTATGCGGCTGCGTATGTGTCTGCTGCCATCGCTGCGCCGATCGTGAGTCGAGCTGCTGCGATTGGGCCGAGGCCGTAAAGCGAACCGGGAAGTCTGAAGAGTGGAATGTGTTTCATTTCGCGTGAGGTCAAAATGCGCGAGTATGTTCCTTCTTCATCTCTCATCTTGTAGATGATTGGCTCTCCTGGACGTGGGCGTTCAATGCGAACGTCGTCTGGGTGTACGCAATAGACTTCTTGTACTTCGTCCATGTCGTCGCGAACAGTGAGGATGAATGCGTTGCCATGAATATTAAGTGAAGCGATTATCTGCTCGTAAAATTCTAGGCGCGATGCTTCTGGATTTGGTTTGTTGATCCAGGCTGGTTGCGATCCATAAACGCTGGCGTATGAGATTCTGTTTCTGCCGCGTCGGACGTATGCTGCAAGTGGTAACGAGGAAATCGTATCGCCGAGCAATCTTACGCAGGCATAAACTGTCGACATGCGAATTGCAGAATCTGCATTTACATCGATTCCAGATGGGGCCATGTAAGCAGGGCGTCCTGGGATAAGTGGTTCGACCCATTGGCTATTGTTTGTGCGCTTCTGCTCTGCTGCTTTGATTCGCTTCGATAGACTCATCAGTTAGCCTTTTCTGTTATCCATACTAGGAATGTGCCTAGTGTAATTAATGCGATCGGCAATGAAAGCATTGCGATTCCTGTGGTTGCTAATGCTACGCCAGTCACTTCTGCTACGAGTGAGAAATCTATTTTTTTCATTGCGCTCCTAAAGTTGAACCGAGAAGAACCTAGCCACTGGTGGCTTTGGTTCTGCTGGTTGCGTTGCTCTGTCGTATCCGAAGATTGCTGCTACGGCCGCATCGACTTTTCGCTTCGAGCTTGCTTTCGCAACCATTACGCCCCGAGATGATTGCTTCGTGACGCAGTTTGTTATGTGCCTTGCCATTCTTTCATCGCCATCGTGGGTGAAGCTTTGATTCACTACGGCTTCGTAGAATTTTTGCGTTGCTGGAACCATGCGCTCTGCGCTGTTCGGGTAAGAAACGACTGGCATTCCTTGCTCGTCCAGAACCATAAAGGTGCGCTGCCATCGCGCCGGGTCGAAGACGATCTCTTTGGTTTGGAAGTTGCTATTCCTGAATGTGTCGATAATCGTCTGCTCTACTTCGGCGACTGGAACATGCCAGCCCTGTTCTGCGTCGTCTGGTCGCTCCCAGATTCCTACAACCATGAGGTGCGGTTTATCTCCGCCAAGCAGCCAGGCAATTAGCGCGGTGCTGTCGTTTGAGAACGCTCCGTCAAATGCAAGGATTACATCTTCGCCTGGTTCTGGCGTTCTCTCTGTGTCGATCAAGGCTTCCCATGATCCTGTTGGAAGCCAGGCGGTTGCTGTTGATACGAAGCAATTCGTGCGCTTGGTTCTGAATTCTGCTTCTGGCGTTCTCAAGACTGCGCTCTCGAAATCTTCGGCGTCGACGATGTCTGCGAAGCCGGGGTTTGATTCGATCCAGAGCTGCTTATCTCGGTGGTCTGCTTCTGGGTTCTTCGGTTCCCACCAGGCAAAGAAGAACGACGGATCCGTCAGCTCGCCTTTTACGAGCTTCTGGCCGTATTGATATAACGAATATGCAAGGCTGTCCTGGCCGTTTGCTTGCGTCTTTACTCCTGCTGTCGTTATGCCGAGGAGAAGTGAATCGGATCGTGCGCCGCCTGCAAGCGACATAACATCCCAGAGTTCGCGGTTTGGCTGCGCGTGGACTTCGTCAAAGATTACGATCGGTGAAGGGTTCAGTCCTTCTTTCGTGTAGGCCTCTGCTGAAAGTGCGCGGTAAACGGATCCCTTGTCTTTGTATTCGATTACGTCGCGGTAAAGCGTGAACATCGAAGAAAGTTCCGGGTCAAGTTCAACCATGCGCTTTGCTGTTCCGAATACGATGCGTGCCTGATCTCGATCTGCTGCGCATGAATAAATTTCGGAACCGTTGCCGCCAAGTGTGAGCGCCGATAATCCCATCGAAGCTGCGAGCGCGCTCTTTCCATTTTTTCTCGCCATGCCGATGAGCGCGACTCTGTGTTTGAGTCTTCCATCTGGCCTGCGTGCAAGTGCGTAGTTGAGAAGTTCCTTCTGCCAATCGCGCAGGTGCAAAAGTTCGCCGGCTGGTGCTGCCACTGAATCTTTGGTCACTCTGCATACGGCTTCTGCAAATTCAGAATATAAAGGGCCGTCACCGCGTTTGCGGTCTGCCAAGTCCACCGGCGTTATCCAACGCGGCGGCCATGATTGTATTTTTTTCTTAGCCACGTGCTCGCGTCATTAATTCCTGGATGCGTGTCTGTGCCTGGACTTCTGCGAGTCCAAGTCGCGAACGCTCGACCGGGTTGAATGCGATCAATGAAAGCATTGCGGTTATCTGGTGATCAAGGTGGCGCAATGCAACGCGGTCGCGCCATTCTCCACCTCTGAAAACTATCGCTCGAAGTTGAACGCGCTCGTCCATTGTTTCGCAGAGAATCATCACGTGTTCGATGTCTGTGGTTGGAGAAATCCATGCGCGTCCTGCTTGCCAGATGCGTTCCCACATCTTCTGGCCTTCTGATCCAAGTGGGCGAAGTGGTTCTGGTGTTTCTTTCGCCATTGGTAATGCGATCAGGTTTGCTTTCTCTGGAAGTGGTCGCTTTCCTGGGTTACCAAGTTTGCGCTTCTGCTCGATTGTCTTTGGGGGATTAGGCATTGTCGCTTCCTATGAAATCGTAAGGCTTGCCGGTTAGTTCATTGATTGGAAGAATTCCAGTCAGTTCTTGCCAGCGCTTGCAGATAACGTCTGCGTAGATGGGATCCAATTCTACAAGTGCTGCGGTCATTCCGAGTGTGTGAGCTGCTACAAGTGTGGAACCTGATCCGCCAAATGGATCCAGAACAACCGAATCACGATTCGCCGAGTTGCTCAATATTCGAGTGATGAGGTTGATGGGCTTCATGGTCGGGTGTTCTGAATTTCTGCGTGGACGTGGCTCGCGGATAATGGTCGAAGATTCTCTGGCTGTTTCGATTATCTTTACGAGTTCTGTCTTGCTCAATGTGTCCAAGTCCTTCGTTGCGAAGTCGAGAACGGTTGAGTCGTTGAATGGGCCAAACCAGGGATGTGCTGCTCCTGGTTTCCATCCGTAGATGATTGGTTCGTGCTGCCAGTTGTAATCCTGGCGGCTCAATGTGAAGTTGTCTTTCACCCAGATAAGAATTTGCTTGAGCATAAATCCGGAAGTCTTGAACGCTGATCTGAATGTGACGCTGCTTCCATCTGCGTGGCAGACATAAATTGGGCAGCCCTCTTTCGCGTTTGCGTACATCGCTCCGTAGGTTGCAAGGAGAAACGATTCGAATTCTAAGTCGCTCATCGAGTCGTTCTGAATTGTTAGGTTCTCGTTTGTTCCGCCCTGGTATGCGACGTTGTATGGCGGATCGGTGAAGATGCAATCTGCAAGCTTGCCGCCGAGTGCCTTGTTTAGAATCTCTGGGTTTGTTGAATCTCCAACAACGAGGCGGTGCGGCCCGAGGATCCATGTGTCGCCTTCGATGCTGTGCGCGGTTCTTGACTTCGCTGGTGCTGCATCTAAGTCGCCGGCCATTGGAATCTCTTCGACCGGAATTTTGAGAATCTCTGCGATCGCTTCCTGGCTGTAGCCGGCGTCGCTTACTAATTCTGGGTCAACGTTTACGAGCTGCGCGATCATCTCTCGAAGCGCGTCTTCGTCGTAGGTTCCAAGTTCGGCGGTGCGGTTATCTGCGAGCGCGAATGCGTGGGCTGTGTTGTCATCGTCGTCTGTCCAAACGACGGCGATCTCGCTCCAGCCGAGCTGCTTCGCTGCTTGCCATGTGTGGTTGCCGGCGATGATGGTTCCGTCGCTGTGTTTGGCAACGATCGGCTTGCGCTGGCCGAAGCGCTCGAGCGATCGGGCAACGGCGGCGATGTCGCCCCTGCGTGGATTGCCGGGCAGTGTGTGCAAGTCGTCGATTGGCGTGGCCAAACTTCGAAGGCTTTCGTTGATCATATTTTTCCCCCTGTTTTTAGTTTATCTTGCCAAACCCTGAAAACCCCTGAACTGCGACGGTGCGCGTTCTGG